CCTAAAATATTTTGAGCAGCACCAACATCAGAATCCTCTGAAGTTGATACAGAAATATTCATAGCATCTCTATATTCTCCGTTAGGAACAATTCTCTCGTCAAGATCCTTGTTCATCTTACCACCTCTAAAGGTGTGCTTCAACTCTGGCATGTATTAATGTTTTATAAATTTAGATTTACCTCTCATTATTTGAGAGATTTCTTCGATTTTAATGTTTGACAGTCTTATTTTTGCTTTTCTTGTTTCAGCAAATTTTTCTCTTTTATATCTTTGTATTACATTTTCAGGTATACCTATCTTAGCAGATAAACAACCATAAGCAATCCATTTATATATAGCTTCTTCAGCTAACTTAGGCACTACGTTTTCTGAATCGTTACCATGTCCATCGCTTATATATTTTAGAGTTATTGTTTTACTAGCTAAATTAGAACTAAAATGTATTACACCTCTTAATTCATCTATATAATATGAACCGTTTGCTTGGGCATATTGAGGATCTATACCATATCTTTTACCTTCATTAAGAAAGTAATTATCTGCATCAACACTAGGGTTGGTACTTAAAGAAGAATCTGATGCTATAGTGTTTCCTGTTGAATCAGAAAAAGCTGACCAAGTATCAGAACCACTCTCACAGTTATATGTAGAACCTGCAAATGGTCCCGCGAATGTATTTGCTGCATTAAATATTGTTGCAAAGTAATTACCTTTAAACGGAAGTGTACATAGATTAGCGGCGGGTACTTGATTGTTTGTTAACTGCATCCAACAAGCTCCCGTAAAATTATCCCAACCAATATATTCTCCACAAGTTAATGTTGAAACGCTATCAGGAAGACCATCAAGACAAGCACAGTAATCATTTATAGCTTGTTGAGCAGTTAAAGCTTGATTTACATACGTTGCGTTTACATAGCCATCGGTTTTTAATGTTGTCCAGCTATCTGTAGCAATACTATTCCATGTTTGAGGAGTTTGTAATAATCCACCTGCTTCTGGATAGTTAATAGTAACTGGATCACAAGTGCCTGTGGTACAATTAATAGCTTGTTCTTTTAATTCACCGTCTGTATATTCATATGTATCACTTGAGTCACCGCTAGTTGTGCAGTTGTCAGGATTTTGACTTATAGCAAACGGATTGCTTGTTTTAGATGCTGGATATATAATACGTTCTATACCTTTATTATCTACCCAGGTTAATTTAACGTAATTAACATAATCATGTGGTAATGGCATCTTTAAATTACTACACAATTCTATTTCTTGAGACTTGTAAGATTTAAAAGTATCATAACTTAATTCTTGTAACGCTCTATGAGCGTGAAACTGCACATCACCCTTATGTGTTCCTTGTAATATTTTTCCTGTACCAACATATGTTGCTACAAAATTATCAATTATTTCTTGCAAACTAACAAAAGCATATTCACCATATTTAGTTGCATCACCATAGTAATTACTAGGTAACGTACTCCCCTGCGTTGCTCCTTTTGCTCCTTGTATGTAAGATCCTGGCATAATTATTTATTTTCTTGTTGTAAGTTTTGATTTTCCGCTTGTCCTGCTGCTTGTAGTAAAAATGGGTCTTCGATAGATATACCAGCTAATTTTAATATACTTATAACTAAATCAGTTTGCTCAGATTCGTGTAGATCAAAATTTGCACTTGTAGTTGGATCATAAACTGGTTTTTCGTTAACAACAATATAATTCCAGTATACTAATTTTGGTTTACCACTAACACTTTCACACGTTACACCTGAGGTTACCTTTTGTCCATTCTGCCATACTTGTATCTTTCTATATCCATCATCAAAATAATAAGCGTCATCGCAATTATGCCAAGTTGAGGGTATATAGTTGTATATATCCTCTGGATTTACTTTTGTTATCATTCTTCTACCCGTAGTATCATTGTAAAATATTCTCCCAAGTCTTTTACCAGATGGTAAAGTAACACCACTTGTAACTGTATCATTTTTAGAATAAGTAGCTCCAGATATACTTTCTAGTTTCATCTTTATATAAGGAACTGAATTACCAAACTCATGTGCCTCTGGTCTTTGCTGTGCAAACGCATTTAAGTCATAAAAGTATTGCTCAAATATATCTTGTTGAACCTGATTAGCAAATAAATTAAACTCTTGAGGTGTTATATAACCTCTCTGTTCTTTATTAGCTAAAGCTTGTACTGTTTGATATACTGTATCTACGTTTACTGCCATTTTGTTTTATTTTTTATAAGGAAATAATGTATTAAGTGTTTCTTTTCTTTTCCCACAACCACAATCTTTTTTACCTATAGCTTTATTTGTCATTTGTACCAAACTATGTATACCGGTTGCTTTTGTAAATTTTTCAACTGTATCTCCAAGTCCAATTGATTTATTTTTTCTTTTTTGATCCATATAATTTGATTTTGTAAAAGAGGTTACCCCGGAGGGTAACCACTATTACTTATTGTTAATTTAATCTTTTTTCTATATTTGCATATATCTCCATACCTTCATCAGTTTTAAACCAATGTGCTAAAGCTGTGTATGGATGTTCATCAAAAGGTATAGTCATTACTTTTCTACCATTAGAACCCCATAAAAAGTTTCTTTGATCTGAAGATAATCTTAATACACCTGCTTCAGTCGCTTTAATACCAAAATTTCTTAACATAACGTTTTCATCATCCGCTAATTCTAAGAACAGTTTAGGATTGTTACGAGCAAATACCAGTAAATCACGTTTAAGTTCTTTAGAACTCAAATCTGATACACTAGAACCTATTTCTACACGCATAATTGCTTCTGCCATATCTATATCTATGTTTTTAGCAGCTATTAACGCATCAACTTGTACATTTAAAATATCTATTTGTTCACCAGCTATCTTAGATGGTTGGTGTTCGTAATATATTTTACCTTTATGTGGGTGATATAATGATAATAATTTTTGTAAAGTAGTTTTTTCTTTTGGTACAAATAAAGATCCAGATCTAAATATAATATGTTCTAATCTTTGCTCGCCTTTCATTTCATCAACAAAAGGTGTTCTTTGATTTCCACAATATTTTAATTCTCTTTCATAACCTTTTTCAGCATCAAACCAATAGATGTTAGCAGATTTTATTAATCTAGATAAAGGTTTTTTACCACCATTTAAATAATAAATTCTATCTTTAATTTCCCACTCGTTAGATGGTTTTAATCTTTCTCTTGTTTTTGGTTGTTCTACAACCGGAGGTGTTTCTACAACAACCTCTTCTTGAATTTGAGGTTCTTCCACCTCTACTTTTTTTGTTTTCTTTGCCATAATATAATATATAATAAAATTAATAAAAAAAAGAGGAGTGGAGATTAAACTCCACCCTCTTTAAATATAATGATTAGTTCATTAACATAAAGTTGTTAGCACCTTGTACTACTAAACATCTTTCAGTTAACATATGAATTTGCATCGCGTCTAGCGCTGAAGTAGCAGCACCAACCGAACCAGTAACCCATGTCTTCATTCGTCTGTCATCAGTTTCAGAAGCTCTATAACGAACATGTAAAAATGGACGTTTTAGATTTTTACCCATCATTTGATCATAAACAGTTGAAGTACCAGCTGGAATAATAACCCCTCTAATAGCGTTAGCCGAATTAGCATCGTTAATACTACCTCTAGTAGCTTTGTCGTTTAAGTATCTGAAATCAGACTTATAGAAATCATAAGAACCTCTACGGAATCCAGAGAAACCTAAGTTAAGCGCCATGTCTTCAGAGTTGTTGAATACACCGTAAGATGTACCACCAGCACCATAAGAATTCATAGCAGCTAACATATCATCTACCGCTAAACTAGTAGATCTGTTTACAAACATCATGTTTTCCTCAATAGCACCTTGCTTATCAAACTCAGCAAGTATTGCGTCAAACTCTGCTAAATCAACAGGTGAACTAACACCAGTTACACCAGAAGTCATATTACCTCTAGATTCAATAGCCGCGAATAAACCTTCAGTACCAAATTCTCCAGTATTACCAGCAGTAGTATGTGGTAAAACAGCAGAACCATCAAGTAAAGATTGGTTAGCAGTTTCGTGAATTTCACTTTCTAACATAGCCATTTCTAAGTAGTCAGTAAAACGAGCTCTTGTATCAGCTTCAGCTTTTAAGTACCACATGTAACCAGATTGTCCCATTTCACCAGTAACTTCAACCCAACCGATTCTAGCTGTATCAGAACCTGATACTTCGTAGTAATCTTTCATTATAATTGGTTTGTTGCTAAAAGTTTTGAAATCTGGTTCATTAGCACCTCTAGTATCAGTAGCAGTGTTACCTGTACTACCAAGACCATAAGAAGTTCCTTTAGAGTATTCAGAACCATAAACTAATACCGTAACACTTTTAGCAGTGTTTGAATCAGGTATTAAACCAGTAGTTGTACCTGTTCCAGCAGCTGAATATGTTGATACAGATACCGCTACACCAGTAACATCAACAACTAAAGCTTTGTATACACCATCTGGAGTAGCTACAATAAGCATATCATTAACTCTAATACCGTGATTAGCAGCTGTAAAGCCTGAAGTTTCATCGATATCAGCTTCAATAGTTATTTTAGTTGTAGCACCAGTTGTACCAGAGTTAACCCCTGAGTTAGTATCACCCGTTGCGATCTTAGCTTTGTAAGATAAGTGTAATCTACCTTGCTCAGACCAAATTACTTGATCAGCTTGCATAGATTCTTCAGCACCTACTTGAGATAAGAAACCTGAAATAGTTCTCGGTCCGAAAACTTCAGCTTCTTGCTCCATTAGGTCTGGTAAATATTGTTGAGCCCAACCCATGTCTTGGTTGAAATCAAAATAGTTTGTTTCTAGTGTTTGCTTTTGTGAAGCTGGAACACTATTCAAACTACCTCCTGCCGTTATTGCCATAATTTTAAATTTTTAAATTGTTATTTATTTTCTATTTTTAATTTTAAACTTTAAATCAGAAGATGTTTCACCTAATACTCTTACTTTAATACCGCTAGTTTCGTTTGGATCTAACTCTTGACGAGGTTTCATATCTACGTTTTTAGATTTAGCGACACTATCTTTTAATGCGTCGCTTTTACCTTGTTCGTAAAAATGTCTAGCTACTGCATCTGCATTCATCGCTGTAAATAAAGATTTATGATAACCCGCTTCGTCTTTCATATGTCTATCTTCATCAAGAAACTTTCCTATGAAGTTATTAATGTCACTCTGCGTTTCTTTTACTTTATCCTTATTATTAACGTTAAACCTATATTTTTTATCACCGACATTATATTCAAAACCTTTGAAATTATCGCTGAACAATTTATTTGTTCTATCTAAAAAATTTTTCTTTGCAGTTTCTTCGTAAACTTTAGTTTCTTCCGATTCTTTGTTATATCTATTAAAGAAATCAATAGCTTTCTGTTGCTCACCAGTGAGTTTCGATCCAGCTTTAATATCTTCATAGTATTTGGACTTTTGCCCGTCCAGGTGGCTTTTAGCGCTGGCAACTTGCTCTTTTAACGCTAATTTTTTTCTTTTTATATCTTTTTCATCATCCACCTCTTCATCATATGAAAATTGATCGTCCATTAAAAAATCAATTTCATCTGCAGATAAATGAGGTTTAGTTTGTTTATAATATTCTTGAAGTAAAGTTTGATTATCCATTTCTGAATAGTTTTGATTTAACTTTACATAATCATTTATATCACCGCCAGTTTCTTCCATGAAGTCTACTAACTTTTGAATATTTTCAGGAAGCGGTTTTCCAGTTTGTAAGTTTTCTTTAATAGCTTCGCTTGCTTTCTCTACTATTTCTTCTTTTTTCTCTTCCTCAGTAATCTCTTCTAATGCTGGAGTTTCTTGTGTTTCTGCTTCCGACTGTACTTCTTCTTGTTTTTCTGTGGACTCGGCATCTTTAAGCTCTGTAACCACTCCGCTGTCGTTAGTGTTATCTTCTTTAGCTTCATTTTCTTCTGGTTTTTCTGGTTTATTTAAATCAACCTTAGTCATAGTTTCTTCTACAACCTGAGATTTCATTGTCATTTTTTCTTTAACTTTGGTAACGTTACCTTTTGTCTCATTACCGTCTGGTTGTTTTTCAACCTTTTCTTTTACTTTTAATGAACCAGTTTCGTTATCAACGATTGGCTCTTCTTTTTTCTTTTTTGCCATAATATAATATAATAATAATTAATAATTTTAAATGTTAAAACCTCCTAGTACATCATTACCTGAAGACTCAAAGTTTTTAGCTGGTTTACCAGTAGTTCTTTGATCTATAAGTTCTGATTGTTGGGTTGCTTGCATTTTCGTTCTTCTATCTTTTCTATCTTCAGAATATTTAGTATTTCTAGCTTTTGAATCAGCATCGTTCCTCATTTCCATCTGTTTTAATTGCATGTTCATTTGAAACTCTTGTTGCATCAATCTTTCTTTAATAGCCCCTTCTTGTGCTAATAATTGTGCTTTACCGCTAGTTTTTAGTTTTTCTAATTCTGATTGAGTTTTTAGTAAAGCATCATTTTTCTTAATTTCAGCTTCAGCCGCGGCTTGAGAGGCTTGCGCTTGTGCTTGTCCTTGAGCTTGAGTTTGTTCTAACTGTCTAGAATGATCTTGTTCACCTTTTTGCTTTCTTCTTAATTTTAATAATTGATTAGCTAACTTAACATTTTTAATTGCTCTTAAATCAATAGCATCTTCTAACTCTATACTTTGGTTAGCTAATGCTGTTTGTATATTGTTTTCTAATAATTGCTTTTCTTCTTCGTCTGGCTCTAACTCTATAAATATACCAAAATCATATAAATGTAGTTGAGACATCTCTTCTAATGTTGCAACATTGTGAACTCCTATAGCTTCAATAAACGCATCTTTTGTTGGAGAATATTCTAATATATCTGATATTCTAAGAGAAAGTTGTTCTGCTATTTCGGCTGTTAAAAACAAACCAGCTTGCAATATATGTCTAGTTGCTGTATTAGAATTTGCAGCCGCTAACTTTTGAACACCAACTAAAGATCTTTCAGCTGGAGTGGATCCATCACTAGCTTCGTTTAATCCAGTTACATCTCTTATCATTTGCAAATAATAATTATACGTTTGAATTAGACTTTGCATTTTTTGTCCACCACCACCAGATTGTATTTCTTGTATCGGTATTTTACCTGGATTACCATCACCATCTTGAGTGAATGATCTACCAATTATCGAACCCGTTTGGAAGAACATATTTAAAGCTTCTTGTGGGTTATAATTAGTCCCATTACCCAAGTCAACCTCAGCCAAACCATCTATATCTAAATAAACACCATCTGGCATCATTCTTGATAACACTTGTTGTAGTTTTAAATGTGTTATTTGTATCATATCAGCAAAACCAGTTATTCTACCTACAAGTGATTCTATACGTCCTTCGTACATTCTAGGAGCAACAATAGAATAATTCATTTTAACTTTAGTATAATCGCTTTTAGGACGCATCATATTTTTAGCTCGCTCCCATTTTACAAGTTTATCAGCACCTATTATGTAAACGCCCTCGTATAAACATTCTAATGATCTTGCGCTCTTTTCATACTCTCCAGCATTATTAGTTGGAGGATTAAATGTGTCATCTTTTTCTATAGGTCTTTCTGATCCACTAGGTGTCTTTTTCAATTTATACACTTCATTCATATATGTTTTATAATTAAAATATAAAACATCAACCTTATTATTATCATACTCTTGAGGTTTAGATAACCCATAATAAGAAACTGATCCACCTTGTTTTTTTGTTATTTCTTCTAAATCTTCATGTTTTAAATAAGGGAATTGTTTAACTAATTCATTTACAGGTATTGATTTAATTTCACCAACATAATATACATCTTCAAAATATGGTGATTCTGTATATGAATAAACTAAATTAGCTGGATCAACATAATCAATAGTAACACCTTCAGAAGTGTTAAATGATGTTTTAACAGCACCTATACCTAACACTGTTAAATCTTCATAAAATCTTTTTTTAGTTAAATCATATTGATTTCCTTTCATTAATGTTATTATAGCTTGTTCTTCTGCAATCTCAACATTTTGTTTATAAGTTAATTGCATATGTAATGAAAGTTCTTCTGGGGAGTTTGGTAATTGTTCTTCTGGTATTTCCTGTAGTTTAACACCTAGTTTTTCTTCAGCAAACTTGTTAAAATCTTTCATCTTCATATCCTTCTCAACAGATTTCATGTATTCTGTTCTTCTAGCAACACCAAAAGGATCTTGCGAATATGCTTTTACATCATATAATCTTTCAGCGATACCATTAACAACTATATCTACAAATTTAGGTATAATTGGAACTGGTGTCCAATCTAAATTTAAATAGGACAAATCGCCATTTATAGACAACTCATCCTTATATTTTTGTATTGATTGCTCCCCTCTAGCATATAAACGTAGGTTATGAAATCTTTGTATATTACCACGAAATCTATTTGCACTATTACTACTATATGAGTCGCTAAACCACTCGTGCCTAATAGCTTTGGCTACCTTTAAACCATAGTCGTAGCTCATTTTTTCAAGATCGCTAACAACTTGACTAGGAAAATGTTTATTTATAACTGATTCAGCCATATTTAATTTTTAATTATTCTACTCATATTACCTTTTTGATTATATTTAGCAAAATTTATATTTATAGATTTTTTTTCTATTTTTGCATTTGGAGCATATAAATGTTTATTGTTAGCCATTATAGCTAAACCAGAACTTATCGTTGCATCAAACTTTGTTCTTTTTGTTATATCAAATCTAGTCCAATCGTTTAATGTTGTATTAAAATACATATCACCAAAAGTCCCATCTGATTTCATACCTATATGATCCTGTATATACATCTCGATAGCTGCTGCGTGAGCTTGTTTTATATCTTCACTTGAGTTTGGTATACCACCTACTTCTCTTTCAGCTACAGATAATTTATTCCAAACTTTATCAGGACGATTCATACTAAATCCTCTATATCCTCTTCTTCTTAGATAATACAACAATCTCGGTTTGTTATTCTCCGCTAGTATTGGCATTCCATAAAATACTATTGCCATCAACATATCTTCAAAAAACATTTCAGCTGTTGGTGGTCGTGATAAATATTCTAAAAAGAAACTGTTAGCAGGAGCTTCTTCCATACTAAACTTAGTTAAACCGTGTAATGCTCCTTTAGATCCTTTACCATCAACTGTTCCTGATATATCATACGAGTCACAACCAAAAGCACCTATATGTTCATTTGCTGGATAACGTATTCCATTTTTTAAATACATTTTATTTTGTAGATTTAATGGTGGAACCCAGCTTATGTTAAATCTTCCTTTTGGATCTGGATAAAATATAACTTGTGTATCTTTAATTCCACCAGCCCATTGAAAATTACCTCTTGAAACACCAAACGATCTTGACATCTCTTCATTATAATCTATTTGTTCGTATATTTTTACTAAGTTAAATATACTTCCTAAAGCCTCATCTCTAAAAGCATGCTCTGTAGTTTTAGGAAATTGGCGGTAAAATTCATTTAAAGCATCTTGATCTGTTTTTAATCCGTCGGCTTCGTTTTGCCAATGCTCTATTATACCAACGTCTATTAGTTCACCGTCTGGTCCGATAACATCATTGTTTGGATTATCAAAGACTGGAATTCCGTACTCATCAATAAATCCTTCGTAGTTCCACTCCATTGGGATAAATAAAGAATACAAGCCAGACTTTGTTTGTCCATTACGGTTTCTTTGTGTAACATCTGATGCATTATATAGTTTTTTAAAATTATCACCTCCTTTGTCTAAAGCGTTTGAAGTCGAGCCCATCATACATTTACCAACGATTCTACTACCTAATCGTAAACATGTTTTTGTAACTCGCCAGTTATTTAATATATTATCAGGTCTTTCCCATTTACCACTTTCGTCATGTACTAATAATGCAAGTTTTTCACCATCATAGCTATTATCACCAGTATTCTTCCAATCAATAGTTGTATCTAATCCTTTTATATCTTCTAACTTTTCATTAGCTGTTATTTTCTTTCTTGTAAACTTACTAGCTGGTACTCTATATGCTAATTCTGTTTTAGGTCGATCCATACCATCTTGAATCGGTTTAAAGAAAAAAGGGTAGTTAATTGATATTGGTACAACTTTATCTGTAAACATTTTTTTAGCATCAGCACCAGTTTTAGAAAGTATACCATATCTACTATCACTCGCAAGAGTGGCTAAATTAACTGTTTCAGCAGATGACATGAACGAAAAACCTGATCTTCTGTTCTTTAAGTAACACATGCCATAACATCTT